GATGAACTTATCAATCTTTTCTACAGCCTCGAAGCTCCGTATCGTAAGAATGCAATTTGGATTGTAAACGATGCAACAATCGCTGCTGTGAGAAAACTCAAGGATACTACAGGACAGTATTTGTGGCAGCCTGCACTTCACGAAGGTGGACACGAGACCTTGCTCGGCAAGAAAATCTATACTTCACCTTTTGTTCCTGAACTTGCAGCCGGAGCAAAAACTGTGGCTTTCGGTGATTTCAGTTTTTACTGGATTGGTGACAGACAGGGTGTAACCTTCCGCAGACTCAACGAGCGTTATGCCGATACAGGACAGGTAGGTTTCCTTGCTACAAAGAGACTTGATGGTAAGCTGGTACTTCCTGAAGCAATTAAGGTTCTTCAGATGAAAGGCGCAACAGCCTAAGTGATTGGAGGTAGCGGTGATGGATGCTTTACTTGAAAAAGTAAAACAGAATCTTATTCTTACCCATACAGCGGATGATGGATTGCTGAAAGGCTACATCACCGCTGCTGTCTCTTATGCAGAAAGTTATCAGCATATCCCGGCTGGATTTTATATCGATAATCTGATGCCACCTACAACCGAACAAGCGGTAATTATGCTTTCGTCCCATTTCTACGAATCAAGGGACGGAAGCACAGGTGGTTTTTTTGCGGACAATGTTCAAGCCGGACAGCAAGTATGGAATACAGTCAACCTTCTTTTACGGCTTGACCGGGATTGGAAGGTGTGATTATGAGCTTTGGTAAAATGAATACTTTTGCAGACATTGTTACTACAAAACAAGAGATAGACAGCGAGGGTTTTTCTGAGCCAACGGATGAAGTCCTCGCTTCTATCCGTGTTTACAGAGAAGGTCGACACGGAAATCAGCGGTGGGCAAATCTCGCTGCGTTTTCGGAAGCAACAGACCTCTTCCGTTTTCGTAAAATTCCTGGTTTTGAAATCACAACAGACTATATCATTGTCGTTGATGATGAGCGTTTTGAAATAACATCCGTTGAAGATGTAAAAGGTCGTGGAATGTACACGGAGGTTCTTGCAAAAAAGGTGGTGGCTACTGTTGGCAAAGGTTGATATTAAAATGCCGGATGAATTTCTCGAAAAGATTTCTCGGCTTGGGAAAGACTTCGATGACGTCGCTGAAAAAGTGTTGGAAGCGGGCGGTGAGGTAGTTCTCAAAAAAGTGAAAAGCAAACTCTCCTCTGTGATAGGTTCAGGGACAGAATATGAAAGTCGTTCTACAGGAGAGCTTGAATCTGCTCTTGGTCTGACCTCTGTAAAGATGGACAGAAATGGCAATCACAACATCAAGGTTGGCTTTGCTGAGCCAAGAAAAGGCGGTGAAAGTAATGCTAAAATTGCAAACATCATCGAATACGGCAAACATGGTCAACCTGCAAAGCCATTCTTGAAACCTGCAAAGAACGCATCAAAAAATGATTGCATGGAAGCTATGCAAAGAGCTTTTGAAGAGGAGGTAAAAAAGCGATGAGTATATTATCTGACTTGCAGACGAAACTCGCCCCTTTAAAGATTCCGATGGAGACAGGGGTGTTCAGCGGAACTGCACCAAAAAAATATATCGTTGTTGTTCCTATAACGGACTCTTTTGAACTCCACGCTGACAACTCACCGGGGATTGATGTTCAGGAGGTTCGTCTCTCTCTTTATGTTAAAGGCAATTACATAAAAGACAAAAACGCTCTTGTGAAACTGCTCTTAAAAAATGAATTCACCATAACTGACCGAAAATATGTCGGTTATGAAACAGAAACAGGCTACCACCACTACTCTGTGGATGTAGCAAACTACTATGAAATGGAGGATTAGATATGGCTACAATTGGTCTTGATAAATTATACTATGCCAAAATTACCGAGGACGAAAACGGCTTTGAAACCTATGCATCCCCGGTACAGATGGCAAAAGCTATGACAGCCGACTTGTCGGTTGAATTGGCAGAAGCAACTCTTTATGCAGATGACGGTGCTTCTGAAATCGTCAAGGAATTCAAAAGCGGTACTTTATCTTTGGGTGTTGACGATATTGGCACATCCGTTGCTTCCGACCTTACCGGGGCCACCATTGATACAAATGGTGTTATTATCTCTTCAAGTGAGGACGGAGGTACACCTGTTGCTGTCGGATTTCGTGCGAAAAAATCCAATGGTAAATACAAGTATTATTGGCTCTATCGTGTTAAGTTCGGTATCCCTGCAACAAACCTTGCTACCAAAGGTGATAGCATTACTTTCAGTACACCTACAATCGAAGGCACAATCCTGCGCCGTAACAAGGTAGACACAAACGGAAAGCATCCGTGGAAAGCTGAAGTAACCGAAGGTGATACATCGGTTTCTACAGACACCATTACAAATTGGTACAAGGAAGTTTATGAGCCTTCCTTCACAAGTACAGAATACGAAGAAGAATAAGGAGGACTAAAACATGAATACAGAACGCTCTGCAAATATCACTATCGGTGATGAAGAATATACCTTGCTTTTAACAACAAAAGCAACAAAAGAAATCGCAGGCAGATATGGTGGTTTGGAAAACTTGGGTGACAAACTGATGAAGGCAGAGAATTTTGAAATGGCTCTCTGCGAGATTGTTTGGCTTATAACCCTTCTTGCAAATCAGACTATTTTGGTTCACAACCTTAAACACAAGGATGAACCGAAAGACCTGCTTACAGAAGAGATGGTCGAGCTTCTCACATCTCCTTCTGATATGGCAAACTACAAGGCAGCAATCACAGAGGCTCTCTACAGAGGTACAAAGAGAAACATCGAAAGTGAAGCTGACCCAAAAAACGCAGCAGTCGAGTAAGTGACGAAGAGTTATTTACTCGACTTTTATATTACGGCATCGCCCACCTTCGTCTGTCGCAGGATGAAGTATGGCTGATGCCTTTTGGTTTGCTTATGGACTTATGGGAATGCCATAAGCAATATACCGGGATTTCTAAACCAAAACGGGAGTTATTCATAGACGACATCATCCCGGACGGCATTTAAGGAGGTGGTTTAGATGGCAGATGATTTTGGTTTGAAAATCGGTCTTGATGGTGAAAAAGAGTTCAAAAAGGCTCTCACAGAAATAAACCAATCCTTCAAAGTTCTCGGTTCGGAAATGAAACTTGTAGAATCACAATTTGCCAAGAACGATAATTCCGTGGAGGCATTGACAGCTCGTAACAAGGTTCTCGGTTCAGAAATTGACGCACAGAAAAGCAAAATTGAAACCTTGAGGGCTGCCCTTGAAAATGCCTCCACCTCTTTTGGAGAAACCGACAGACGAACACAAAATTGGCAAATTCAACTTAACAATGCAGAAGCAGCGTTAAATACGATGGAGCGTGAGCTTAAGGAAAACAACGATGCTCTTGAAAAGGCTGCTGAAGAATTGGATGACGCTGAAAAACAAGCAGATGAATTCGGTGATGAAGTTGAAAATGCCGGGAATCAAAGTGATGATGCAAAAAGCAAGTTTGAAGGTTTAGGAACTGCGTGTAAGGTAGTCGGTGCTACGATAGCAACAGCTTTTGCTGCTGTTTCTGCAGCAGCCATTTCCGCAGGAAAAGCTCTTATTGATATGAGTGTTGAAGGTGCGGCTTACACAGACGATGTTTTAACCACCTCGACACAGACAGGCATTGCAACAGACAAACTCCAAGAATATATGTATGCAGCAGAACTTGTGGATGTTTCAACCGAAACGCTTACAAAATCGATGGCAAAGCAAATCAAGAGTATGAAAGGTGTTCAAGACGGAACAAAACTTTCAGTTGAGGCTTATGACCGATTGGGTGTTTCTGTTCTTGATGCCAATGGTAGCTTGCGCGATTCGGATACTGTATATTGGGAGGTCATAGATGCTCTCGGTAAAATGGAAAACGAAACCGAGCGAGATGCTCTTGCAATGCAAATTCTCGGTAAGTCAGCTCAAGAATTAAACCCTTTAATTGAAGCCGGGTCACAAAGAATGAATGAACTCGGTGAAGAGGCACGAGCCGCCGGATATGTAGTCAGCGAAGAAATGTTAAACGCATATGGTGCTCTTGACGATAAGTTGCAATATTTGAATGTAGGTGCAACTGCCGCTAAAAACGCACTTGGCACAGTTCTTCTTCCTGTCCTTACTGATTTGGCAGGTGAAGGTGTTGATTTACTTGGTGAGTTTACACACGGCATCCTTGCTGCCAATGGTGATATTGGACAGATGTCCGAAGTTATTGGTGCGATACTTCCCAAGGCTCTCTCTGCAATAATGGAATATGTGCCGGAGGTTCTTGAAATCATCGGCTCGATTGTAGGTTCACTTGGGCAGGCAATTATAGACAATCTTCCCGCTATAGTAGATTCCGCAACGCAGATAATTTTTTCTATTCTTACAGGACTTATACAAGCACTTCCGCAAATCACAGACGGGGCTTTGCAACTTATCCTTGCATTGGTAGATGGGTTGATAGCAAACCTGCCAATGATTATAGAAGCAGCATTGCAGATGGTTGTAACTTTGGCAATGGGTATCGCAGATGCTCTTCCTGAACTGATACCTTCCATCGTTCAAGTTATCATACAGATTTGCCAAACCTTGATTGAAAACCTACCTCAAATTTTAGAGGCAGCACTTCAGCTTATAATCGGTCTTGCGGAAGGTATTATAAAGGCAATTCCTGTGTTGATTGAGGCTCTTCCAGAACTTATACAGTCGATTATAGCCTTCCTCATCGGCTCTATTCCTCAAATTATAGAAGCCGGAATTGAATTATTTGTAGCACTCATAGCCAACCTACCGACAATTATTGTGGAAATTGTAAAAGCAATACCGCAGATTATTGCAGGAATCGTTCAAGGATTCGCTCAAGGTGTCGGCAAACTTGCGGAAGTCGGTGGCAACCTCGTCCGAGGCTTGTGGCAAGGTATTCAATCCCTCGCATCTTGGCTTTGGAATAAGGTGTCCGGCTGGATTTCGTCCATTTGGGACGGCATTTGCGACTTCTTTGGTATCCACTCACCTTCGGATGAGATGGCTTGGGTCGGTGAGATGTTGGTTGAAGGTCTATCCGGGGCCATTGATGCAAGCGGTGTAAAGGCTGTAAAATCAGCCGAACACATGGCAGAAGACATCAATGGAGTTATGCACGGACTTGCTGATGATATCGGTAAGGAAGTGCCGACAGATTTCGACTTTTCAGCTAATGTTGGATACACCGCAGACAAAATGGCAATGGCAGGTCTCGGCAGCGGTTTAGGTGGTATTTTCAACTTGAATCAGCCTATAATGATTGATGGCAAAACCATCACTACAATCGTTTCGCAAATTCAGTACAGTCAAGGACGAGCTACAATTCGTAATCTTGGCACCGCATAAGAAAGGAGGTCTTTTATGTCTTATGTTGTTGATGGCGTAACTTATTATACAGTCCGCTTTTTGAACTATGACGGAGATGACCTCCTCGGTACTGCGGATGTCCCGGCAGGCGGTGATGCTACACCTTTAGCACCGGAGCCGGAGGTCTTTGAAGATATGGTGTTCATCGGTTGGAACAGAGATATTACTGTTATTGAAAACGACAAAACAGTAAGACCATTGTATCACAACCTATACACCGTAATTTTCATGAATTACGAAGGCACAGAACCTTTATCAACACAAAAGGTTGAGGAAACAACGGATGCTGTTCCTCCTGAACCGGAAACTTTACCCGGACTAACATTTGTCAATTGGGAGCCGGACTACACTAATGTTACTTCCAACCTTACCATTATCCCAATTTATGAGGTATCAGGATATACTGTTCAGTTTATGAACTACGAAAATACAGAACCTTTGTCGGTTCAGTATGTGGATAAAGGCGGAGATGCAACTCCTCCAGAACCAGAAAAGTTTGAGGATATGATTTTCATTGCTTGGGATGGTTCCTACACAAATGTTGATTCGGACAGAACCATAAAACCAATCTACCATGAAAAAGGTGCTGTTTTGGATTTCTATGCTCCTTCCGAAGACAACTCCTCCGGGGAACTTATAAAAACATATCGTGCTGTTAATTCCTGCAGTATCGTCAAAAAATTAAGCGGTGAATGTACCATTGATGTTCAGCTTCTCACAAGGAACACCGAAGGGTATGTTGATGTTAACAGCCGACTTGAAATTGAAGGTCTTGTCTTTTATATCACGGGACTTAAAAAGACCATCTCCGGGGGCATCTGCTACACGCAGTTCAGCGGAGAGCATATCTCATACATCCTCAATGATGAAGAATACAAGGTTCAAGCCTTCGAGCAGACAGGAACTGTTAAATCTATCTTGGAAACGCTTCTCATGGGAACACCTTTTACAGTTGGAACTGTGGATATTGAGGACAAGGTAACGCTCAAGATTAACAGCGAATGCACACGCCGTGCAGCAATCATGCAACTTCTCGCTGTATCAAGTGGTGAAATTGAATACTACGGATATACCATTGGTATTCGCAAACATATCGGTAATGCCGAGCCGATTGATATTTTAAAGAAAGCATCCGTTCAAGATATTAGCTTTACTTACAATGCTTCGGACGGCACTACGAACTATGAACTTTCACTCTTTAAAAAAGGCTCTCTCGAACTTGGAGATGAGCTGATTTTGTCTTTTCAACCTATGGCAATTCAAACCGAAAGCAGAATCGTTGGTATTGATTGGAATCCCTTCAATCACAAAGAAGTCACAGTTACTGTCGGTGCTTATATTCCAACCTTAAATGATGCCCTTAACCAATATACAAGCTCTGCAGAGGATGTAACTTCACCAAATGCAAAATACACCATAGAGTTTGGTGAGATGATTGGAAACGGCAGTTTTTATTTTACAAGAGCATACACCGACAGACCATATTTCCATATTCACACAGATGATGGAAGCGAAGGAAACATCACACTAAACAGAAGTGAAGGCAGTGAGTTCGGTGAATACATCGGAGCAACCTTATCCGGGGTAGATTCAACCACTACTACGCTATTAGTTTTTTATTGCACATTACCATCATAAAGAAAGCGAGGTGAACCTTATGCATGAACTCTTTAATGAAGAAAAATATTCCGTAGCTGCAGACAAGGCATACGAGTTCATAAAAAGAATGCTGAATCCTGCGTTTTGGGAAGTCATCCCATATTACGGAGAGCATTATGCTCAAGATTATGTTGGCAAACTTATGTGGGGCGGTGCAAAAGAACTGCCAGATGATGCAGTCCGTGTTGACCCCAATTATATACAGCCGGAGAAATACTATCCACCCGGCTATAAGGGAGTTATGCGAGGCACATTCCAACTACCTGAAGGTGAAGACCCTCAAAACTATGCTGTGGCTGTTTACAGAATCAGCGGTTCATCTCGCTCCATTGAGTGTTTTTGCCCGTTATTCACAGAAACGCTCGAAGATGGAACTGAAGTCCATTCATGGTCAACAGGAAGATTTGTTGAGGCTTGGGAATATTACTTTTCTGCCTATGACCGAGATAATCCCTATATGATGGATAGTTCCGGGAATTATGTGCCGTGGGAGGAATCCGAAGACGGATACTCACCAATGAAATATTATAAAACGGAGTTTTCGACCTCAAAGGTCATTTATTGGTATTGGGCAGAAACAGAAGTCGGCAGCGATTCCACATATAGCTACGAAATAGAGTTTGTAAGAAAAGATTGGATTGTTCCTGTTACTGATGAGGTTCGGCAGAGTTATCTTTCAAACCCCTCAAGGGATGGGTATACAAGACCCGATTATCTCGGTATTGGAAGTATGGAAAATCTCAATATTTTTGACATCTTAACACGAAGCTCAATAAAGGAAACATATAGCGGTTGGATTGGTAAGGATGACCTTCCTATTGAAACACCCTCGCTGCCTGAATATATAACTTCATACAACACAGAACTTCAAAGTCAGAGCTTCCGTATGCCAGAACCTGAAAAAAGACACAAGGGCTTTATTGAATATGGATACTCTCGCTTTGTTGATTATAAAATATATCTTTACACGCTTGTTCCGGGTGATGCGGAATACTTAAATGGTGAAACTTCGCTGTGGTCGGATGTTATATATCCGCTGCCGGACAACCCACCACCGATTCCTGAACTTGTCGATGAAATTATTGACATTGTGGTAATGCTCGGAGCCAGCACAAGCAAACGAAATATAACCTTCCTCTCAACGGTTAATTCTGCTGACAGAGGTAGCGTTGAAATTGTGGATGGCTCGACTACTGCTGCTACCAATGAAGGTTATATCTCCGAAAAATTCAGTCATGTAACATACAAAGCAACAATCTCAATCCCAATAGAGCCTTTTGAATATATCCTAAAGGCAGATACAGTTTCAACCGAACCCACGGCTATGGCAAGTCGTCCTGCGGAAACAAATGTATATAAGTTTATCGCAGTTGGTGACCCACAGATTACAACTGAAAAGTCTGCCGAGAATTGGAGAGACAGTATGCAAAAGGCATTTGAACTTTACCCAGATGCACAGTTTATTGCAACCCTCGGTGATAATGTCGATGCACAGCTTGATATAACCCTTGCCGAACAGCAATTTTCGATGTTCTTATCACCGCCGGAAATGAAAACGCACCCAATGATAACTGTAATGGGCAACCACGATGATAACATGGGATTCCCCGGTCACTTCTATGCACCCAATGAAAGTTCAAATGGTGTTGAAGGCGGTCAAGGTGATTATTGGACTCGATATGACGAAACCCTATTCATGGTGCTAAATACCAATGCAAAGGAAGAACGCATCCAAGAGCATATTGATTTTATCAATGAAACTATGGACTACTATGTGAACGCATACGGCAGACCAAAGTGGACTATCGTAATGTTTCATCACTCCATATTTCAGCCAACAAACACGGCTGAAGAATCGCAGTATGTAAACTTGCGAAATGCCCTCGCTCCTGTGTTCTCAAAGCACAGGGTTGACCTTGTATTGATGGGTCATGTTCATTCCTACTGCCGAACCCATGTAATGGATTGTTCAGATCTTGCGGAAGGTGAAGCTGTAACCGAGGAAAACATTGTTCCTAATAGCAACGGCAGCGAGTTCACAAAGGTTTCCAATGGACAGACCCTTTATGTAACCTTGAATTCCGCTTCAGGCAGTAAATACTACCCATTAACCGATGACCATTGGTATGTGGTTAAGTCCGAACAAGAAATGATACCGAATGTAACTTGTGTTGATGTGGACAATGACCGTATTGTTTTGACAACGCACCGCACAAGTGATATGAGCGTTGTTGACGAGTTTACTTTAAGGAAATGAGGTGGTTAAATGGCAAGCGGAATATGGTATTCAAATCAATCTTATCAGGGTGTAAAAATCTGTAAGGCTGTTAAATATCACGAAAATGGTGAGGTTGAAATTGTGGGGGTTTCCGACACGGATAACACCTATCGTTTAGGGAGGCTTCCCGCATCATACCTAATACCCCAAGATGACCCACAATACAGCAAGGATGGTTCAAATGCTCTCGGCATTCATGGTTATATGCTGAACTCCCGTTGTTGGATTTACGCTG